CTTGAGAACCCAGGGCAATATTTTCCCTGTTGCTCCACTGACTGAAAGATTAAATCAGCTTGACGCAAACCCATCTGAATATAATGATGTTCTTACTGGAACTGTGATAGTCGAGAAAAATGGTGAAGCTAAATTCATCCCAACAAGTGAAACACCAATCAGGGAATTTCCTGTAAAGAAAGATAACAGTATCAAGGGCGCAGTTGAGATTTTCCAGATGCCTGAAAAGAATCCACAAGGACAACCTTACGCTGATAGATATATTATAGGCGTAGACCCAGTAGACCATGATGTTGCTGATTCAGTGTCACTTACATCTACCATAGTGCTTGATTTATTCACTGATAGAATAGTGGCTGAATATACAGGCAGACAGGATTATGCTGATGAGAACTTTGAAATATCGAGAGCATTAAGCTTACTATATAATGCAAAGATTATGTATGAGCAAAATAAGAAGGGTATATTTGCTTATTTCTCAACTCATAATTGCACTCATCTACTGGCGGACACCCCTGAGTACCTCAAGGATAAACAGCTTATTAAATTCACTGGGTATGGCAACACAGCCAAGGGAATCAATGCTACATTGCCAATTAACAAGTATGCTGATGACTTAATCAGGAGTTGGCTACTAAAGCCAGTAGCTACTACTGTTAAGGATGGGAATGAGGAAAAGGAGGTAACTGTCAGCAACCTGTTTTTCATCAGAAACAGAGCTTTACTCAAGGAGCTTATTCTGTGTAACCCTGATATAAACGTAGACCGAGTTAGAGCCTTAGGTATGGTTATGCTGTATAGGGAAGAGAAGATGATTCTCTACCAGGGAAATGTAGCAAGTAGGGATAGTAGACCTATGGGCAGTGGACTTGCGCATGACCCATTTTTTGAGAGTAATTATGATGGTCAGTAAATTTAGTAAAAAACTTTAGGTGTATTATAATCCCATTTATGCTTATTGTGTAAGTGGGATTTTTTACTTACCTTTGCGGCTGAAATGTTAAACTAAAGTAAGAGAAGAATATGTTAAGTAAAGGTTTTCCGAGACAACAACTTCCCTTCTCTGCTAAGGGTAAAGCATGGAGAAAATCTGTTGTAGATTGGGCAGATAATCAATCCCTCTTTGACGGAGAAGCCATCAGAAAGAGTGCTTATAGCAAGAAAATAAACTATGACCTCTACAATGGCATTCTGCACATGAAAGACCTTCAACTTGTAGTTAATCCTGAAGGAGTGAAAGACGTAGATTATGTGCCTGAAAAAATTCAGCACTACCCTATAATGAACTCTAAACTGGATGTCCTCATAGGTGAGGAGCGTACAAGAGGGTTTGACTACAGAGTGATTGTAACTAATCCTACTTCCATTTCTGAGAAGGAGGAGGAAAAGGCTAATCAGCTTTTTCAAATGGTTCAGTCTGAAATACAGAATACTTCTCAAAGTGAAGAAGATTTCATGGCAAACATGGAAAAGATTGGTGACTTCTTTACTTACTCTTGGCAAGATTTAAGAGAGATGAGGTCAACTTATCTGCTTGAACACTATGAGAAGGAATATGATTTTGACACTATTTTTAATAGTGGATTTACCGATGCACTAATCTGCGGAGAGGAAATTTATCAATGTGACATTGTAGGTGGAGAGCCTACTCTGGAAAAGATTGACCCTCAGGAGATTAGGATTTATAGGTCTGGTCACTCAAATAAAGTTGAGGATGCAGACCTCATTATCATCGAGAAATATATGAGTCCTGGTAAAGTAATTGATACTTTCTATGATGTACTTACAAAGAAAGATGTTGAGTACATTGAGAAAGGGTCATTCAAACAGGGTGCAAGAGTCGATGATATGGATAATGTGGATGAGAGAGCCACACAGGTAGCTGTAACCAATTATGGTAATGAACTTACTTCTGCCGAGGATTTCTTCTGGAATCCAATAGGAAGATATGATTCCACTACAACCCATCTTGCTCCTTTTGACAGATGGGGTAATGTAAGAGTCCTTAGGGTCTACTGGAAATCAAGAAGGAAGATTAAGAGAATTAAATCTTATGACCCTCAGACAGGAGAGGAGATTTACAGCTTCAGGACTGAGACCTATGTACCTGTTAAGGAACTTGGTGAGGAGGAAAAGATTTATTACATCAATGAGGCTTGGGAAGGAACTAAGATTGGTGAAGATGTTTATGTGAACATGAGGCCAAGAGTAATTCAATATAACAAGCTCTCAAATCCTTCAAAGTGCCACTTTGGTATTATAGGTTCAATTTATGGAATCAATGGTCAACCGCCTTTCTCTCTGGTTGACAAAATGAAGAATTATAACTATCTCTATGATGTTATACATGACAGGCTTAACAAACTGATAGCTGCTAACTGGGGTACAATCATTGAAATGGATTTAGCCAAAATTCCTGATGGTTGGACTGTAAGTAAGTGGCTTCATTATGCCAAGGTTAATCATATTGCAGTTATTGACAGCTTTAATGAGGGCAAGCATGGTGCTGCCTTAAATAAGGTTGTTGGTGGCATGAATACAGCTTCAAGGGGCGTTTTAAATGCTGAACTTGGAAATTCAATCCAGCAATATGTGAATATCCTTGAATACATAAAATCAGAGCTTGGTGAGGTCTCAGGTATTAACAGACAGAGAGAGGGACAAGTAGCCAATAGAGAAACTGTGGGTGGTGTGGAAAGAGCAAACTTGCAATCTTCCCATATTACCGAGTGGTTATTTGCTACACATGAAAATGTGAGGAAGAGAGTAACTGAGTGCTTCCTTGAGACTGCTAAGATTTCATTAAAAGGTCGCTCTAAGAAATTTCAATATCTCCTGCCTAATGGTATGGAAAAGATGATTGAGATTGATGGAGATGAGTTTGCTGAGTCAGATTATGGACTTGTTGTTGATAATGGCTCAGACACCCAGCAATTGAAGCAGATTATACCTCAATTAGCACAGGCTGCTTTACAGAATCAACTCCTTGATTTCTCTACTGTTCTTAATCTTTATTCTACTGCCTCTATGGTTGAGAAACGTAAGATGATTGAGAACTCAGAAAAGAAAGCAATGGAAAGGGCACAACAGGCTCAACAAGCTGAACAACAAGCTGCAATGGAGCAACAACAGATGCTTATGCAGCAGGAACAGGCTAAGCTCCAGCATGAGGATATGCTTAATCAGAGAGATAATGAGACTAAACTCATTATTGCCAACATCAATGCACAGGCTAAAATGATGCCAGTTGATGATGGTGTTGATGAAATATCAGCTACTGATAGAGCAAAACTCGCTGAGCAGATTAGAGAGTTTGATGCCAGATTGAAATTTGACAAAGAGAAATTGCAGGTTGATTCTGAATTAAAAAGGAAACAAATAGCAAGTAAACCTAAAACAACGAGCAAATAATGGCTAATTCAATTAATAATACAAATAATTTAATTCAACATAGATATTTTGCTACGGAGGAGGCATATACTGCTGCAACCAAAAAAGACACTGATATCTGCTTCATAGGTGATTCAGGCAGGATTGTTTCAAGAGGTAGTACCTTTGGAAATGCCAAATCCGTACTTGAGTCCCTGAATACATATATGGGAGTCACTGATGGGAGACTATCTACTCTTGAAGGATACTTCAACAATACTAACAAGTCTGCAAATAAAGCTGACAAAGTGGAGATAACACAGCATTTGACTAATAATACTGAGTATCCTATGTTGTGGTCTCAAGCTAATGCAAACACTGAGTATTCGCAGATTTTCAAGAGCTATGCCAATATGACCTTTAATCCTGCTGCAAAGAGGATTACAGTTGGTTCTGGTGGTGGATTTAAGGTTTCAAATGGTACTTCATCTCAATTCTTAAAGGCAGATGGCAGTATTGATAGTACTGTGTATGCGCCAAAGTCGGATTTAAGTAATTACCTACCTTTAGCTGGCGGAACTGCAACTGATACATTTTCAGTAAAAGCCAATTCTATATATCTAACTACAGATACTGAGATTTACTTAAAGAGGAAATTTGATACTGGAGACAAGACTATAATGTTAGGTAGAGATTCAATTAGGCCTTCAAGCACAGATTCTCATGGATATTTCAGTCTTGGAATAGATACTTTAAGATTTAAGAATGGCTACTTCTCAGAAACCGTTTATGCTTCTAAATTTAATGGGGATTTAACTGGTAATGCTGATACTGCGACAAAAGTTTATGCCGCATATCACGAGACCAATAATGTTAATTATCCAATAATTTGGGGAAACAGTACAAATACTACAAGTGAAAATTCAGAAGTATTCAAATCCCCCAATAAGCTATACTTCAACCCATCAACAGGATATGTTACTGCAACAGGGTTTAATGGTAAAATAGGTTCATCAACCATTGGTGGAGAAACTACTCCTATTTATCTGAAAGGGGGTACTCCAACAGCTTGCACTCTGCCTTGGCCT